CCCAGCTCTTTCAATTCCATGTAACATTTTTCCGCAGCGTGATCGCACCGGCATGGTCCGGCACGCGCTGTTGGTTGCACCAACGGGTTGCACTCACATAGCGGGGGCGCGTGAAACCCCTCGAGCGGCGAGCTCGTGTTGCGCAAAGTGGGCGGCGGCCTAGCGCCTAGCCCAAGAACGCCTTGCCCAAGGCGCCGCCGGTGGCCATGCCGGTCGCAATGTCTGGCCGCCCCAGGGCGGCTGCGACGGGAGCGCCGGCCAAGGCGGCGCGAGAGGCGACGCGACCAATGCTGCGAATCGCACCAAGAACACTAGCAAAGTGGTTCTTGTTGCGACTGAACTGGGGAATGGTCTTGAGCGTCGCCACGGAGTCGGCATAAGTGCGCCAGCTGCCAGGGGGCACCTGCGTATAACGCCAGGTGTCCTCGCTCTCAAATTCCACACCACCGCCATAGATCAGTCGGCCAGACTGCGCTTGAGGTGAGGCAGCCTCGGTGGGAATGGGAATGGAGAGGGTCATCACGATGTAGTCAGTCGTGTTGACCATGGGGTAGGCGCTGTAGCCGACGCCGGCATTAGCAAGCGGGCCGTCCAGCGGCAGCATGTCGTAGTCCTTACCGCCTGACGGGCGCGCCCAGCCGTAGGCGCCCTCCTCAACGCTGTCATACCACGCATTGGGATTGTCGGCGATGAACTCGTAGGGCATCTTGAGATCGGGGGGCAGCGCGTAAAGGTCGGGGGGCAACGAGCCAGGAGACTGGTACTGGGCGACCTTGCCCGCGCGCCATCCTGGCGAGGCGTCGTTCGTGAACATCATGGCATTGGTGAGATAACGAATCTCCTCGAGCGCCGGCTCGTTGACGTCGAAGCCCGGGGCCATGAGCTGCCCGATACAATCGCCAAACATCGAATGCTTGACATTGATTTGGATCGGGGTGGTATCAAGGGCGGCCGCGCTGCCAGAGGCCGTGATGAACATACCTAGGTAGCGGATCGACACGGCGTAGTGGGCGCCAGCAGTCATGCCGAGCGCGGCCTGGTTGACGGCAGGCGCCGCGCCAGCGCGCGTGATTGGGATGTCAGAGTAGCCACCACGGTGCCAGACACGGAACGTGAACAGGTAGGTGTTGGCGGCTACGAACCCGCCAGACATGGAGTACGACGAGTTCGTGTACACGGCGTTGAGGCAGGCGTCAATTTCAAAGCCAGTGGAGCCGTCGGGCAGCAAGATGGGGCGCTGCACAGGCCCGTGGGCCTTGCGTGTGGTCACGCAAAGCGCGTACGACGGCAGAATAAGGTCGCCGCCTCGGACGTTGAAGTTGATGGCGGGCCCACCACTCGCGAACTCCTGGTACCACTGATAGGCCGTCTCGACGCTCGCCTTGGCGCGTGACGCGGAAAAGTCAATGTAGGTCAGGTAGCGCCGCGGGTCCTTGAAGAGGCAAAACACCTGGGAGCTCAGGTCGAACTGAGAAGGCCAATTCTGGTCGGCAGCGAGGCCGTAGAACCGGGCCTCGATGTAAGTCCAAGGGCGGGCTATGCCAGTCGGGCGACTGTCGTACTGGCCCGTGTGACGAACTGGCATACTCGTAAGAGGAAGCGTGTAGGCCAGTAGGTAAGCGACCGCCTCGGGGTTCATGCGGTGCTGCCGGGCGTGGGCGACCAACTTAGGTCCCAGGATTGCGTGCAGTTTGGACAGCGAATCGTGAAGTGAGGGTTCCATTGGGACGTTGACACGTTCAACGAC